TAACTTTTCTTTAATTGTTTGATTAGCAGGCTTTACTTCTATTAGTTCTACTTTTTGTTTTCCGCCTTTATCTGCATACGCTATAAAAAAGTCCGGTACATAGATGGTATATTTTCCGCTTAATGGATTTCTATAAGGAATACGTATTGCTTCACTTGCCCACTGTGTTACACTAGGATGCTCGTCGCAAAAACGCATAAATGCAAATTCCCAACTTGATCTGTATGTTGGAGTTTTATTGCCTACATATTTTTCTGCGTTTTTAAGAGTAAATTTTCCTTGTGCAAATCTAGACATTCTATTTTTTAAATTCAGCTATCATTTATCTTAGTGCAAATCTACCCAGGTGCCATTAGCATAGCCTTGGAATTTATTAGTTGTTGTATTATATATTGTATCACCGTTTTCAGCAGTTAATGCATCTCGTTCAGTGGTAGTAAAATTTGCTAGTTTAAATGGGCTAGAAACAGATAAATCTCCATTTACAATTAAATTATTTGATACTTCTAAATCATTTTCAACAAATACATCACTTCGCATATATACTGCTGGTACAATACTAATTGGACTTGAGTCATCTGTATCAATAGTACTATTCGAAAGTGTAAAGTTACCAATAGTATCGCCTGCAGCTTGGAATGTAAATAAACCAGCGCCGTTTGTAGTTAATACTTGTCCTACACTACCGTCTGTAATTCCTATATCTGTTAAATTGCTTGGTAAGTTATTATCAACATAAGTTTTAACAGCTCTCTCAGTAACTAATGCTGTTTCACTATTATCAGTTAATCCCGAATCGTTACTGAACTCGTCGACTTCTGTACCAAGTGACATTTGCAATGTAGATAGTATAAATGATGTAGGTTTGTTTGTTAAGTCATCATAACTCCTGCTAAACAATAAACTATCAGTATCTGTTAAGTCATTTAAGTCAGCAGGTATAAGTGGTCTACCATCTAAACTATTATAACTACCATCAAATAGCAATCCTTGATCATCTGTTAAATCATTTAAGTCAACAGGTATAACTGGTGCATTGGTTAAATCATTATAAGATCCACTAAACAACGAAGGTAAGTTTACTAAGTCTTCGTAACGACCGGTAAACGAATCAGTAATTCCGTATCCAGCCAATGTTGTTGGCTTGTTTGTAACATCAGCAAAAGGAATACTTGTTGCTACAACATCTCTAAATGTAAAATTGCCAGTGCCGTCTGTGCTTAACACTTGTCCAGCACTGCCGTCTGTAATATTAATATCTGTTAATACACTAGGAATCAACGGACGACTATTTAAATCATTATAGTTTCCTGAGTAAGCAACAGTGTCTAACGAATCATTATAGTTAGCTATAGAGCTCGAAGCATCGGTTAATAGTTTTCTCCAGGCACCAGCATGTGCATAATATAACGCACCAGTCTCGTGTACATGCATAACTAAACCATGATATTTTGATGGATCAATCAGCGTTAAATCATTTAACTGAGATACCATATTAGAATACAGTAGTTTATTGACTCCAAAGTCTATATCAGTAGTAAGCAGATTAGTACCATCGCCTAGTACAGTATAAATTTCTGAAAAATTAGTATTGAGTTTATCTGCTCCGTCACGTAAACTATCGCCAGTGCCGTCGTTTGCATTAGATCCTCTATTAATTAATTGTTTTGCCATGTGTTATGCTCCGTCCCAGGTGTTAGTTCTAGAATCAAATGTAAATCCTGTTGCACTAAAGTTATTCTCAACTTCACTATTTATTATAATAGGTGCGGGCGATCCTTCAATTATATTTCTTTTTTCTAGTCTATTATCAGTATTTTGTTTTTTAAATCCTACAGCACTTGTACGCTTTCGATTGTAGTTAAGAACTTCAGCTACAACTGCACTTAATTGTATATCTTCATATTTTTTTAAAGTGTCAATTAATTTAAAAACTTTTATTTGATCTAACTTAGCTTGCTGTAATAATACAAGACTTACTGATATTGCACTAGATTTATCAAACCCTTTGTTTTCAAAAAAACCAACTACTGAATTCAAATCATTATCATTAAAATTTATTGATTTTGTAAGATATTTGTCAAAAAACAGACGTGTATCTTCATCACTTTTTTTAGTAACTGATCTTATCGGTAATCCACTATTCATAATGTTGTATCCAATGCTTTCTCTCTGTAAAGTTCTTTAGTTCCATCAGGTAAAGCTGCCCACGAAGTGTTTATTCCGTTGACGCCGCCTGTGCCTCCTGAGATTAAATAATCATTTTTATATACACTCTTTGCTGCATCTTCAAGAGCAATTGGATTATCTTTAAGTAACTGTTTAGTAGTAGATCCCGGAGTTGTATTAGATTGTGTTGTGTTTGCAGGTGTTGCAGTTGTTGTATCATTACTTCCGCCATTGCCATTGCTCTTAGGTATTACTGTATTAGCTACACCACTAACATTTACGCCACCGATGTCACCTAGTGTATCATTTAATAAATTTAGACCTTCTTCTCTTAGTCCCTCAGAAGTTAAATTTTCAAGACCTCGAATTAATTGAAAAGCTGCCAATCCTGCTTCTAACGGACTACTAAATCCTTGACCCTTTGATATGTAATCATATAAGTCAGCCCCTGCTCCAAATGCACCTTCTAAACTTAGTGGCCCGCCACCTAATAATGATATTGGCGAAGGCTGTTTATCGTAATGTTCTTGTGAACCAAAACCTGTTGGCCCTGGATTATCGGGATTATTATTATCGCTTGGGCCTCTTGAATAATGAACAGCTTCGTATGCAACAGTAATTGTATTTTGCATAGGTGTAGCTGCATCGCTATTATCTACTTGGTCGTGTTGCCAATTGGTAATAATCGGATTTACTAATGTATATGTAGTATATGTACGTTTAGCTAATTGACTAATCTGTATATTTTGGAAAAATGGAACAGTTATATTATTGTCTAAACCGTACTTGTATTGATTTCGGCCACTACCCATATATGTATTATCGCCGGTTCCTGCTTTGTTAAATGCTCCGGGAACTCTGCCATATCCTGCATCAGCAAAATAGTATCTATAGTATGCTTCTAGTAATGATGTAGTTACGCCATAGTTGTCATCATGAAATGTAATTGTAATAGGCTCGTATTGTATACCAGTTTGAACATTTTTCTTTCTGTTATACTTGTTGCGTGTTTCAACGTTAGAAGTAAATTTTGGCAATTCTGCACTTTTAACTAGCATGCCAATTTCTAAATTATGTTTGTCTTTTAATTCTGGAAGTATACTACGTACAACAGGATCTAACTGAAAATACGTATGATATAAAAATTTACTCTTAGGAGCAAGTTTTAAATTGCCATCAACATACAACCGACTAGCATGTGACCAGTCTGCCATATTTCCTTTAGGGCCTAAAATCCCATTTACTAAATTATCTAAAAATCCGTTCGATGTAACTGCCATACTAATATTTATCTAGAAAGATTATGTACGTAGATAATAAAAAAGGGAGCATAAAGCCCCCTTTTTAAATTAATATCAGTGCTTATATTAAGCGCCGCCGCCTGTAATTAGACTTCCTAATGTACGTCCTACTGATGTACCAATACCTGTATCTGTAGGTGTTTGGATAGCGTTATCATACTGGATTTCTAATGTAACAGTCACTGGTTCATTATTTTGATAAGCCAATGTGTTGTAGTTAGCATTAGTAATAAAACAACCATATAGTTCAAATGTTTCTAATACATTAGGAGTATGTACTCCGTTACCACCGTCTAAGATCTCAATACGTGTTGTAAATTTATAATCTTGACCACTTGCTGCACTTGATTGCTCGTAGAAGTCGAACTGTTTCTGTAACTGTTCGCCTACAAGTTTTTGTACAGCGTTGTTTACGTCTTCACGTAAGTTGAGTGTTATTGGCGACCATGTATGCTTACCTGCTAAGTATGCTTTTGAGTTGTATGCATGTATTTCCATTGGCTCAAATGCAACTGTTGGACGGGTAATATCTACTACCTGTTTAGTAAGTTCTGTTGTCGGTGTTGACACACCAAAGTTTTCCAGTGACACTCTAAAGCGGTACTGTAGCTTTGGCATCAACAAGCCCTGGTTGCTGGCAGAGTCTCCGCCAGCTAAAGGTACTGTAATTTTTGATAGTGTTGAAATTGCCATTTACTTTGCTCCTAATTTGTTATATGTATTTATCATATTAAAGACCTGCTATTTCGCCAGTATTTTTCAAACGTAGCGGAATGTAAAT